TTAATCAAGCTGGTAATTACACTAAACCTGCTATGAGAAAAAGGCAGTTCGCTGCTATCAAAGCTGGTAGTAAAGGTGGTGCTCCCGGACAATGGTCTGCTAGGAAAGCACAATTACTTGCACAAAGATATAAGAAAGCTGGTGGAGGATATAGGAAGAAATAATGGCTAAGACTGAAGGACAAAGATCTCTTAGCAGATGGACTGATCAAGATTGGGATTACGTTACTGCTAGAGATAAAAAGAAACCTAAAAGTAAAAGAGGTAGATATTTACCTAAAAAAGTACGTCAAGGTCTAACTGCGTCACAGAAAGCTGCTACTAATCGTAAGAAACGAAAAGCTGGTGGTGTAGGTAGTCGTGCTAAATATTCAAAAAAAGTAGCAAGTAGAGTTGGAGCAATTAGCAAACTCTTAAATTATGTAAAAGGACTCAGATAATACTTGACAAAGCTACGTCAAATATGATATAATAGAGTAAAGTATAGAAAACAGGAGGTCAATTATGGCTATTGGAAGTTTACTAAGAGACAGAGATATACAGTATGTTGCAATCAAAGATGATGCAACTAAAACATGGAGAATATTAGATACATGGAGCCCAGCATTAAAGGATTTTGATTCTGAAGATGATATTCCAGATGATAGTGCTGCAGTATCTATTATAACAGAAGCTGCATTTATTGCATTGATTAAGGAAGCAACTCGTTTAGGTGTGTTAGAAAATGCTTCTTTAGGCGGTGGCGAAGTAAATGATGAAGATTTACTTGCATTAGAGCGTGAAAATCAAGAATTACACGAAAAACTGTCGAAAATGGAGCAAAATGTAGTAAAATATAAAGAGGAACCAAAAAAACCTCAATACTCAGAAAATTATGCGATAAAGGATAGAGCTATTCAAGCTATTATAAATCTTGCAGGTATGGCTGATGTAGAAAAAATAAGTGAGGATAAATAATTATGGCAAAACTATCAGAATTTCTTCCAGATGTTCCAGAGGTTGCTAAAACAATTGCTAGTTTAAACGAACAAATTAACATGTTGCAGTTGTCAAAAGCAGCAGGTGATACCGGACAAGCTCCGACTATCGGTCTTGATCATGTTGTAAACACATGGGTCAGACATCAGATGGCATATCGTCAACAACTTGTAATGGATTTACAGACTATTACTTATTCTGTACAAGAAATACGAGGTCCGTTGACACATATCACAGGTGAAGTATTTAGACGTGGTATGAAGATAAAGCCTAAAGTAAAAGATCCTGATAAATCACAATTAGTAAGATTTAGTAAGTTCCTCACTGATTCAAACGTATTTGACCAAAGTCTTGAAGAAGTTTTAAGACAATTTCACTATGATTTAAACTCTATTGATGATGCCTTTTTATATTTAGCAAAAGAATATGAAGAACTACCTAATGGTAAACTAGGTGCAAAAGTAAAAGAAATCAGAAGGTTGAACCCTGCATTAGTAGAATTTGACTTAGATGCAGCAGGTTTACCTAAAAATGCACATTTCTTATGTCCTATAGACAGGACTGATGTCGCTGAAGAACCGGGTACGTCTAAAAAAGGTTACAAGAGAATACCTGCAATGTATAAGTATTACCACAGAAACCAACACATGTACTTAGCAGATTCAGAAGTAATACATCTATCTAAGTTCTCACCATCTGAAACTTATGGATGGTCACCTATATTAACAGTATTTGAAAAAGCCTTAACACTTATAGGTATGGATAAAAACTTATACCGATACTTCTTTGAAAGAAAGATGCCTGCTTCTATGATCATGGTAACTACTGATGATCCTGAAAGTTTAAGAAGGGAAAGAGCACATATAGCGGCTCAAACAAGACTTGACCCTAACTTTATACCTATGGTAGCAGTATCATCAAGAAACAATAGAGGTAGAGTTGACATGGTAAGATTGTTCCACACATTACAAGAGATGGATTACTTACCAGTAAAACAAGAAATAAGAGAAAGAATTGCATCTATGTGGGGAGTATCTCCTACATGGCAAGGAACACCTGAAGCATTTGGTGGAATGTCAGCAACTACACAAAACTTAACAGTGATGAGTAGAGTGGTAGAATCAGATCAAAGACTATTCCATGAAAAAGTATTCCCAGAATTGTTAAAAGCGTTTGGTGTAACTGATTATGAAATAGAATTACCTAGACCTGAAGAAAAAGCAGATGCAACTATAATCTCTCACACTCAACAAAAAGTAGCTATGGCAAGTCAATTAAGTCAATTAGGATTCACTGTTGAATTAAAAGAGAAAAATGAAACTGACATGCTAGAGATTGACTTCGTAATAAGTGGTGAACCAGTTCCAACTGCTAAGATGCAAGGTGAACAACAAGCTATGCAGTTAGAACAACAGCAACAACAGATTGAACAAGCTAAACAACAAGCTGAAATGGCTCAGATGCAAGCAGTTCTTCAAGAAGAATCTGAAGAGCCTACAGGCGAAGATGATGTTGAAAAGATGGAGAAAGGATATCCATTTAAAAACCTAGATGATTTCTTAGACTATGATCCTGAAGAAAAATCAGAAGATGATGAGTATTCTCATATCGAAGAAGTCGATGATGAAGAACATGATGACTAGGAGATAAGATGACTTGGTTTGAAAAACAAGGTAGAGAAGGTCTAGTTCCCAAGAAAATTACTGAAACTGTACGCCCAAAGCAAGGTCAAACTTACGAAAGACTAACTACAGTTTATGTAAAACCTGAAGTCCCTGAGTTCGTTAATGATTGGTTAAAGAACTTTGATTCGCAGGTTCCTGTATATTTAGTAGGTGGTTCTGTAAGAGACAGCATATTAGGTAAGGCTCCAAAAGATATAGATGTAATTACATTTAAACCTAAAGAAGATATAGAGACTAGATTAAAAACGTCTGATACTAAATTTTATCAAGGTGGTAAAAACTTACCTAATCTAGTTACAGCTAATTTAGGAGAGAATCAACTCATAGATATTATTAGTGTAGATGGTGATATAGAAACTGAATTAGTTAGAAGAGATTTTACTATAAATGCTATGGCACAAAGACCAGATGGTGAAATAATAGATCCTTTTGGTGGCAGACAAGATTTAAAAAATGGCGTTTTAAAATCTCCAAAAGGCGATAGCGATAAAGTTTTTAGTGAAGACCCTATTAGAATGTTAAGAGCAGCTAGATTCATTGGAGATCTAAATCTTAAAGCTGATAGTTCTTTAACAGACAGTTTGAAAAAACAAAAAGACTTACTAGCTGATATGCCGAAAGAAAGAATAGGTATGGAATTTGGTAGGATTATATACTCTAAAGATCCAGTATCTGCGTTAAAATTCTTAAAAGAAAACGACTTATTAAAATATATTGATCCAGCTTTACAAAGAACAGTAGGTTTTGTACAAAATTTAGAGGGACATGATTATGATACTTGGAATCATACACTAAAATCATTAGAGCATCATATAACTAAAGACAAAGATAAACCTGATCTAGCAACTAGACTAGGTATATTATATCACAATGTGGGAAAACCTCCTGCGTCAAATTCAAATAATAGTGATTTTAAAAACTATGAAAACATAGGAGCTCAGATTGTAGAGGAAAGTTTAAATAACTTACGTTTTCCATCTGATATAGTAGATGTTGTTAGAAAATTAGTTCAACATCACACATCACCTAGAACTGCAAAAACAGAAGGTGATCATAGAAGAGTACAACTTAAATTAAGAGAGAACCTAAATAAACTTAACTTCGTAGCAACTGCTCATGAGGTAGGTAAAGAAGGTAATATAAATGCTGATACTGATCATATCGTATCTTTCCAAGACAGAATTGATAAGCTAGATCCAATAGATGTTGAAAATGATAGAGTAAATTTATCTCCTCTAACTGGTAAAGAAATCATGGATGAGTTAGATATTGTGCCTAATAGAAAAGGTGGTGGTGAAAGAATAGGTAAGATAAAAGACTTTTTAAATCAACTTGTAATTGAAGGCGAGTTAAAACAATCAGATAAAAAAGGAGCTATCAACAGAGCTAGACAATATCATTCTACATTTACTCAAAAATCTAATAACGTATTAAAGAGCTGGTTAAATATTTTAAAAGCTGAAAAAGATGAAGGTCTAAAATTTGATACTGATAATAACATAAGTTGGGAAGTAGATAAGAAAGCACATGCTGAAACTATTGAAAACAAGAAAAGCGATTTATTTGATGCACAAAGAATTAAGCAAGGATTAGTGCCTGTTAAAATTACTGGTGCTGATGGTATTAGACGAACATACTGGTGTAGACCGGGATTTGAAGATAAAATGATAGGTAATAACCCTAATGCAGAATTAAGAGAACAAGAAAAAAAGACCCCATATGTTGGTATGTTTAACTTAAACGATACTCATGGACATGATTCTTTAGATCCTAAGTTCAAAGACAAGGGCGTTAGATTAGCTCATCCTGAAGACAATCACGATACCCACAAACATTTTACTGGAGAAGGTAAAAAAGGTGGCTTACTACCTGCAGGTATACATGACCTGCATATAAGTCATGATCCATATGCTGAATTTGGGCACAAAGGTAAGAATAAAGCGATTGGTAGACTAAGTAGATCTCAAGGTCCGGGTTATACACATCCAGAAATCAAAGAATTAAAAGATTCTCAAAAAGAATACAGAATGAAAGCATTAAGAAAACAAGCATCTATATTAAACACAGAACTTGATACTCAATATAATAGTGATAAACCTGATGTAAGAGCTTTAATTACAGGTATTATGATGGAAACAGGTCTTAGGATAGGAAACCCTAAAGATACTTTTGATAGTATAGAGAAAGGCAAAGAATCTTACGCAACTTCTACATTTAAAAAGAAACATATATCAGTAACAGGTGATACAATTAAATATAATTTTCCGGGAAAACAAGAAACTATACAGTCTGGAACTATAAAAAATGCTGGACTAGCAAAAGGTTTAGAAACTGTATTAAAAAATAAAGAAGAAGATGATTATGTGTTTGAACAAGATGGTAAATTTTACGATGAAGGAGATGTTCAAAAATATCACAATGCAATTATGAAAGTTAAAGATGGTTATGTAATTAAAAATCATACCTTTAGACATTCAAAAGCGACTAATATGACAATCAAAAACATTAATGACTTTGTGTCTAAAGCAAAAGGCAGCTTAGGTTTTATAAAAACAGAAGGAGATTTTCAAGATTTTCAGAAACGAATGGCTACTGACGCAGCGAGACAACTAAATCATCCAGATACTAAAGGAGAATTTTGGAAAACAGATATGACTTTGAATTCTTACATCCTTCCAAATGTCTTTGGGTATACTAAAGAAGGTAAATATGTTTTATTAAAAGATGAAGTAGATAAAGAAAATACTAAACTTTCTTCTGAATATCAAAATAAAATGCAAGAATTAACAGGATCTAAGAAGTATAATAAAGTAGCTATACAAACTGTACAACTAGATAAAGCATATGATGGTAGAGAATTTGATCCTACTAGAAAAAAAGAGAAAGACTTAGATACATATGGTGAAAACAGGAAAGATAAAGCCGAAGATAGAGACTTAGGATTAGACAAGATACCTCCACATATGAGACCAAGACCTAAATATTACGAAGCTAAATTTGCAAAAACATGGATAGAGGATTTAGCTGATAAAGGTTATCAGTCTCCTATGGTAAAAAGTTCCAATGGTGATGGAACTAAGATATGGTTTATAGATGGAGGAATAGATTATGTAGCAGATGTTGGAGCAACTGGAGTAAGGCATGTTGAGAAGGCAACTTTTAGACCACTAGCATCTAATGCAACTAATACAATAAGTTATGATCCAACAGGTAATAACATGAGGGAGCCTGATGATAATGAGGAGGAACTCTATGAGTGATAATATGTACTTAAATATACTTAAACAAAAGTATAAAGGTAAAAGAATTAAAAGTCCAAAAGGTGGATTAACAGCTGCTGGGCGTAAATATTTTAAAAGAAAAGAAGGTGCTAATCTCAAACCGGGTGTAAAAGGAAAAGCAAATACACCTGAAAAGAAAAGAAGGAAAGGTAGCTTTCTTACTAGATTCTATACCAACCCTAGAGGTCCAATGAAGGATAAGAAAGGGCGACCAACAAGATTAGCTTTGGCAGCTAGAGCTTGGGGTGAAGCTGCACCTAGTACAAGACAACAAGCTCAAAAACTAGCAGCTAAAGGTAGAAGAATGTTGGATAGATATCAAGCATCTAAAAAAACTAAAAAAGCCTTATTTAAAGAAGGTGGTGGAGCTGGTGGCGGCGGTGGAGCTGCTACTTCAGGAGGTTTCGGAAGTGGTGGTGGAACTGTATTCACATCTACTAACTCAGGTATTTTTACTCCTACTTATGGTGGCGGAGGCTATAAAAGAAGAAAGAATCATATTAGAGAGATAAAAAGAAAGAAGGATAAAAGAAGTGGTATAGAAAGATTATCTAGATTTCTTAGAGAATATACCCCTGAAAAGAAATCTATAAATGCTACAAAAGAACTAACAGAATTAATTAAATCTGTGACTAAATCACAATATCCTGCTGGTAGAGGGTATGGTGGTAATTTGGGCATGAAAGTTTTAGATTGGAAAAAACCTAATACAGATGAAGAACCTCCTAAAGTTTCTGAATTTAAAGGAAAAAAACAAGATGAAGATAATAATGATGCAGTTATTGAGCAGAATTATATGGAACAAAAGATCAAAAATTTAAAGGATGAATCTAGAAAAGAAGGTAGAGATCAAGCTACTGAAGATGAAGTTGCATCTGCTGCGAATCCGGGATTAGTTACGTTAAAATCTTATTCAAGTGGTGCAACAAGTAGTTTATCACCTACAATGAGAGAGACTAATCCATACAAACGTAGTGGAGATAAAGATAAAGTTGATGACAATCCAGAAATAGCGAAAGATAAATTAACAGATCTTATAGATAAATTTTTAGATATAGAAAAATATAGTGGTTACAGTGCCGCAACTACACAAACTACTCTACCAGAAAGAGAGATTCTAGAAGATAAAAAACAAGAGATACAAGTTTTAGATGATGACGATGTAGAGGATCAGGAAGTCCAACCTCCTAAAGGTCAGAAAAAAACTTATTCAACCGGAGACGGTGGTGGATATAGCATGTAATGAATAAAGGTAGATTTATTTATACGCCAAAAGTCGGGGCGTTAGATAGTAAAGGTGATATACACTTTGACTACGAAATAGACGACAAACAAATAAAAGTTTATGCTACAAAGTATAATCTACAGACACATACATTTACAAGAGTAGATGAACCTATTTTTGTAAAAGAGCTAAAGGGGGAGCAAGATGTCTAAACTTTTTAAATCAATACTATTACTAGCGATGCTACCACTCCTATTTTTAGGATGTAATAGTGTAGAGGAAACACAAGAATCAAAAATTGGAATGATTCTAGTAGGTCCAAAAAACGATAAGGGTTGGTCACAAGCCCACTACGAAGGTGGTGAATATGCGGCATCTAAATTAGGTGGTGAGATGATCACAGTGGATATGGTAAATCCTGCTGACTCACCAGATTTAACAATACCTTCTATCGCTGAAGATATGATATCACAAGGTGCAACTATCATATTTGCAACATCAGATGATATGAAAGATGGTATATTAGAAGCTGCTGAGAAGTATCCAGACACTGATTTCGTCTGGTCTACAGGTGATAGTGCTTTAGTCGTAGGTAGAGATTACCGAAGCGAATTAAAGAACGTATCTAATGTGATGGGTAAAATGGAATATGGACAAATGATAGCAGGATGTGCTGCAGCAATTAAATCTAAAACTGGTAAGATAGGATTCTTAGGACCATTAGTTAATGATGAAACAAGAAGATTAGCAAACGCTACTTACTTAGGAGCAAAGCATTGTGCCGAAGGAGACATAGAATTTGATATAACTTGGATTGGTTTCTGGTTTCACATACCGGGTATGACTTTAGATCCTACACAAGTAGTTAATGACTTCTATGATTCAGGTAAAGATGTTGTGATCTCACACATTGATACTACAGAAGCAGTGGTTGTTACTGGTCAAAGAGCAGAGAAAGGTGAGGATATTTGGGTAGTTCCTTATGACTATAAAGGAGCTTGTGAACAGGCACCTACAAGATGTTTGGGAGTAAACTACTTTAACTGGGGACCTGAATATTTAAGTCTAGCTCAAAAAAGTAGGGATGGAGAGTTTACTAATGAGTGGCTATGGATAGGTCCATATTGGAAAGACTTGGAGTCCTCTATGGTAGGATGGAACTATGGAGAAGGATTAGATGCTGTAGAAAAAGGTAGAGTATCTAACTTTATAGAACAACTAAAACTAGGATTAAATCTATTTACAGGACCACTTAACTTTGAAGATGGCTCA